CTGGGCCATGTTCATCGCGGCGAGTGGTGCGCCAAGTGCGTCGAGCATGGTCTTGTCGAGGAGGTTCGCCGCAATCGGGCCACCCCCGCCCCGCTGGACGTGGGGCGTCTGGAGGCGGCGATCTGGAAGGCGGCCCCGCGAGACGTGGCCATTGCCCTCGATACGGCTGACGTGGAGGCCATCGCCGCCGCCTACGCCGAGGAACCTCATGGGGGATGACTCCTTCCGGCTTCGGCTGTCCCTGATCGACGGTGTCTACGTCCCGGAGCTGCGGTGCCCGCATTGCGGCCAATGGCTGCTGATCGACACCGAGAACTGGGAACCGGGCGAGTGGCACATGTGCTTGGCCTGCAAGCGCATGAAGTCGAGGCTCTACGCCGCCCTGCGCCAGCGTGACGCCGAGTACCGCACCCAGAAGGCCGAGAAGTCCCGCCGCTACCGCAAGTGGCTCAAGGAGACCTACCCCCAGTACCTCCAGGCCTACGAGCGGGAGAAGAAGGCCCGCAACCGTGAGAGGGCCAGGCTGTACCGGGCCATGATGAGGGAGCAGGCATGAAAGAGATGACAACTGCGGAGTTCGCCAAGGCGAACCTCGCGGCCCTGGCGGAGCCCGTGAGCGTCCGCCGCTACACCCAGGTGGTCGGGACGTACTACCCGATGGGCTACGAGCCGTCCTCCGCGCCTCCGCCGCCCACGCTGGGCCTCACCGAGCCCGCCAACAGCCTGATCGGTGATCTCGCCGCAGCGGAGAAGCACGTCCGAGACCTCGAGGACGAGGTGAAGCGCCTCAAGCAGGAACTCGCGAAGCGCCCTGCCGGCCTGGAGCCCGACATGCGGTCGCGGCCCGTCGCCAGCGACAAGGTGAAGGCGGGGGATCCGTTCGCCGGCCTCGCCAAGCAAGACAGGGAGTTCTTTGAGCGAAAGCTCGGGACCAAGAAGAAGTAGACTCTGGCGATTACCGCCATCACCCATAAGGAGGGTTCCGTGGGCATCTTCGACAGCCAGGTCGACGCGGCAGTGGGCAAGGCCTTCGACAAGCAGATCGACCGCCTCAACAACACGACGGCCAAGCTCGAGACGGAGATCGTTCGCCTCAAGGCCGAGCGGGACGCCATCGGTGTCGAGCGTGACGCCACCAAGCGCGTCAAGCAGCTCCAGGAGCAGATCAGCCGCCTCGAGATCGACAAGGCCAAGATCGTCGAGGACAACGACCGCAAGATCCGCGAGACGACCCACATGGTGGGCCTGGAGCGGAAGCGCCAGGAGTTCGAGGCCGAGCAGTCCAAGAAGGGCATCGAGCACGCCCGCAAGGAGGCCATCCTCGAGGTCCAGGCAGAGAACCTCGAGACCGAGCGGGCCGCGTTCGTCAAGGAGATGAAGTTCCGCGAGGAGCGGTTCACCCAGGAGGTGGGCTACCTCAAGGACCTGATGACCCAGATCCTCGACCGCCTGCCCACCGTCACCGTGGACCGCCAGATCAGCGAGACGACCAAGAAGACCGTCTGATGGACGTGGAGTACCACCCTGCCAACCAGACGTATCACGTCGGTGACAGGACGTACACCGCACAGGTCGTCGCGGAGATGCTGATGACTCGCCCCTACGAGAAACTGAACGGATCGGAGTTGTCCCGCATCCTCGCGGCCCAGCTCCAGTCCAGCGGTCCCATCAACCCCAAGCCGATAGCCGCGTTCCCGGTGGGTCTCATCGAGACCGCCTTCAGCGGCACCCAGAACGTCGAGACCACCTTCCGCATGGGAGATGATGGTCGCCCCGAAGCCGTGACGCGCCTTGTGGACACTCCGTCCAAGGGTGCGGCACGCAACGGCGGCGAGTCCGAGCTCGCGTGGCTCAAGCGCCGCGTCAACGAGATCTGCTGGAGGCCCACATGAACTACGACGTGGTCTACAACCACAACTGGTCGAACACCTACACCACCAGCACCTCGACGGTCCTCTGGCCGATGGTGTACCAGCCGGCATATGTGCCGGCCTACCAGGTGTCGGCCCCGGACACCTTCAGGACCTTCCCCGAGGCCATGCCGATCCCCGAGGACGACTTCGCCTGGCTCGAGCGGCGCGTGGCCGAGGTCTCCTGGGTGCCGGCGTGACCCGTGACGAGATCTGCGATGAGATCGCCGCGAGGCTCGGTATCGACCCCGAGAACGAAGAGGAGATGGAAGAGGCCGGCGTCATCCTGTTTGACGGGATGGAGCCGGCCTTCGTTGGTCTCGCGGAGCGGTTCGAGGCGGACGGCCATCGCTACTTCGCCGTGTACAGCTACAGGAAGATGGTCGAGATCCTCGTTGCGGACGGGGACATGGATGACACCGACGCCATGGAGTACCTGGAGTTCAACACCGTGGGCCTGTACGCCGGCCCCGGGACGCCCGCGATCCTGCGGGACATGGAGTAGCTGATGATCGACTTCCCCGTCGTCTCGCCGTTGCGGGAGCCGGAGACGCCCGCTCCTCGCCATCCTGACCAGACCACGATGTTCGAGTCACCCGTGGACACGACCTTCTCGGTGGGCGGCAGTGGAGCGGCGGTCAGCTTCACCGTCAGGTTCCACCGCACGTCGCGCCAGAAGTGCGCCGCGTGCGGCAACCGCCGGGTCTGCTTCTACGTCGGGCTGGGTGACCTGTTCAAGGGCCCGGCGATGTGCGCCAAGTGCTTCGGCGTCCGGTGAGCATCGCACTGTTCGACGCACCGCCCAGGGTGACGATCAACAATCCGTCCGCAGTAGGCGGATCACGGGCTGGGCTCCTGCTCGGGATGGTGGTCAACGGCACCGAGCTCCAGGGCGTGGTCTGTCTCGAGGACGGAGAGGCGATGCTCGTCAACGCCTCCTGGTTCAGCCTGGACTTCCGCTACGACGCCCAAACCGACCAGTTCAAGGACAAGGACGCCCAAGAACCTGACCAGGAGGGCTAGTCGGGGCCTAGCGCCCGATGTAGGCTTTCGGGTATAACTGAATAGGGAACCGCTCGGTCGTGGCTCCGGCTTCTCTTGGTTGACCTCCAAGCTGTCGCAGACATGACCAGGACCCCGAATGGACGGGTCGGCCTTCACGGGCTGGCCCGTCCTCTTTTCTGCCCTGGAGGCCTGCGTGCGCCAGATCACCGTCACGGCAACCTTCGCCTCGACCCATAGGGATCCGAGTGAGGGACCGCATCTTCACGGCCACACCTTCAGCGTGTCGGCCACCGAGCTCGGCAACGATGCCGGCGTCAAGTACGAGCTCCTGCCCGATCTCCGGGCGGTCCTCTCCGAGCTCCATCTCCACAGCCTCGACGACATGCTCATCGGAGGCTCCCAGACCATCGACGGCATCGGTGCCTGGATCATGGAGCGTCTCCTGTCCAGGCACCCGCGCCTGGTCAGGGTTGACATGCACACGGCCGACCAGCCAGACGTGGTGGTCAGTGTGCTCCGGGAGATCCGATGAACACGAAATATGACTACGTCGCCCTCGAGCGCGAATACGTCGCCGGGGACATGAGCATGCGCGATCTCGCCCACAGTCACGGGATCGCCAACCACTCGGTCATCACCGAGCAGGCAAAGCGCCGCAACTGGGTCAAGAAGCGTGCCGACTACCGAGAGGGTGCATCCGAGAAGGCCGTCGTCTACATGGCCGACGCCGAGGGGATGCGCCGCGCACTCGAGGTCCAGGTCCGTGACCACGCCATCGAGGCCATCGACAAGGCGATCCTCAAGCTCATGGCCGACATGGCTGACACGGTCAAGAGCATCGGGGCCGACGGCGAGGTGATCGACACCGGCATCCCGATCATGCGGATCAAGCCGGCCGACGTGGCCCAGTTGATCGACCGCCTCCAGGTCCTCTTCAACCGTCCGTCGAGCATCACCGAGGAGCGCACTCTTGGCATCAGCGTCTCTGCTGGCGGAGTCGGAGCCGACATTCTTCGCGGCATTGTTGAGGCAACTCGAGGCCTGTCGTCCTCGGGAGCTGAACGATCTCCGATCCCTCGCCTTAGTCGAACTGGCGAGAACTGACGGCGTAGACGCGGTCCTCGCATACGGCGAGCTCGTCTTCGGGTATGTCCCGGCCCAGCACCACCGCGACATGGTCGCGGAGACGCTCGAGGCGATCCTCTACCGCGAGAACGAGATCTACCTCCTGCCGCGTGGCGGGGCGAAGACGACCTGGGACAACACGATCCTGTGCTGCTGGCTGGTCGGGAAGTACCCCGACATCCGCATCGGGATGGTGTCCAACACCGACACCCAGGCCAAGGACTTCAGCCGGGCGGTCAAGTACACGATCCAGTCCAACCCGGCCCACCGCCTGGTCTTCCCTGACTCGATGCCCTCGGGCGAGAAGTGGACCGACAAGGAGTGGCTGTGCGCCGGCAGCCGCTGGCTGGGATCCAAGGACGTGACGATGTTCGCCGTCGGGGTCGGCGGCGCGATCATCAGCAAGCGGTTCGACCTCCTGCTCCTCGATGACATCCTCGACGAGGAGAACACCCAGACCATCGACCAGCAGGAAGGCGTCGAGATCTGGTTCAAGAAGACCCTCAAGCCCTGCCTGGCACCTGACGGGGTGGTCGTCGCCATCGGCACCCGGTGGGGCGAGGGAGACCTGTACGAGAAGTTCATGGAGCCCACCGCCGACAGTGGCTTCGGGTGGCGCTACCACATCGTCTCGGCCCTCACGACCGACGAGAACGGCCAGCTCGTGTCGTACTGGCCCAGCTACTGGCCCGTCGAGCGGCTCCTCAAGGAGCGCGAGGAGATGGGCAGCCCGCTCTTCTCCTGCGCCTACCAGAACGACATCTCGGGCCTGCTCAAGGGCAACATCTTCCACGGGCCGTTCGACCACTTCAGCGTCCTCCCCGAAGGCCACCAGTACACGCTCCGCATGGGCGTGGACCTGGCGAGCTCCACTCGGGAGCGTGCCGACTTCACCGCCCGGGTGACGACGGCCGAGGACATGTGCCAGGCCGGCTGCGCCCTCAAGGGCATGTTCTACGTCCTCTCGTCCTACCAGGACCGCCGCGAGTCCCATCACGCCGAGTTCGTCCATGACGGCTGGATGGCCTACCCCAGCATCGGCCTCGTTCTCGTCGAGAAGGTCCAGTTCCAGTCCACCCTGGTCCAGACGGTCATGGAGGACTACCCCCGCATCCCGATCCAGGGCAAGCCGGTGGATGGCGACAAGACGACCCGTGGGCGGGGCGTGGCCGCGAGGTACGAGGCCCACAAGGTCCTTCACCACATCTCCTTGCGTGGATCCGCGTTCGAGACCCAGCTTCTCGCCTTCCCCAAGGGGCATGACGACCTCGTGGACGCTCTCGGGTACTCGATGGACCTGGGTGGCGACACCTTCACCTACGGGAGCCTCAAGCGTTAGTTGTTACGCCAGAGACTGCCGCGCCTGATCCTTCCGACCACGTTGGAGTCTAACAGATGACCCAAGACCGCCAATGGTCAGAGATCGAGTTCCGTGACGGCAAGCGGGACGTTCCCGACTACATCGCGGCGCTCCTCTCGGGCATCGAGACGCACCGCCTCACCTACGACGAAGCCATCGCCGAGGCCAACAAGAAGACCGAGGCGGACTTCATCAACGCCCAGCAGGAACGTGTTCTTGCGGCGCACTTTCGGGAGCTCCGCTGATGGGCGTCATCACTGACTTTCTGACCCGCTCGTACCGCACGAGCCCCAAGAACCTCCCACAGGGTTCAAGCAGCATGATCTTCCAGGAGCGGGGGAGGGTCGGGAAGACATCGGGTGCCCTGTTCCGCAACTGGGCCGAACACTCCGAATGGGTCAGGGCAGCGGTCAATATCCGCAAGGCCCAGGTGTCGAGCGCCGAATGGGACATCGTTCCGTTCGACCAGGAGGAGAAGTTCGATGAGGGGATCGCTCGAGACCTTCGGGATCTCTTCAACCGCCCGAACCTCGCCGTGGAGTCGTTCCGGTCGTGGGTGGAGCCGATCCTCGAGGACATCCTGGTCCTCGACGCCGGGTCCGTCGAGAAGGAGAGGACCCTGGGCGGGTCGGTCGCCTATCTGCATGCGGTGGATGGGGCCAAGATCCGCGTCAACAGCCTCTGGGACGGCGATCCCGACGAGACCCGCTACTGGTGGGTTCCAACACCCCAATACGAGGTCCCGTTCCGCAACGAGGACTTCATCTACATCATGGCGAACCCCAGGACCTACTCCGTCCTGGGTCTG